TAAGAGTTACTATTTTAGATAGTGAATTTAATATAGCTTCTACATCTTTAATTTCTAAAATCCAAGAAGTGTTGGACCCAACTAAAGACCAAACAGGGAAAGGATTAGCTCCTATAGGGCATATAGTTACAGTTGATACTCCAGCACAAGAAAAAATTTATATTGCTACGAAATTAACTTTAAAAGATTTATCTGTTACTAATATAAAAGCTGATATTGATAAAGCTTTAAAAGCATATCTTTTAGAGTTAAGAAAACAATTCAAAGAATCAGAAAAGATAATTGTCAGAACATCAATAATAGAATCAAGAATTTTAGCATTAAATCCTAATATTATAGATATTCAGGAAACCAAGGTAAATGGATATGCTCAAAACTTTACACTAGACTCTTTTAAAGTTCCAGTGTGGGGAGATGGGAATTATGTCCAACTTTAAAGATGTTAATTTATATGATAATTTACCTGATTTTATGCAGCAATATAAAGAAATACAAGCTATTTTTAATGTAGAGAATGTAGATTTAACTAAGATTTGGAATGAAATTAGAAGAAGTTTTAATAATGGTTTTATATTTTCTACAGATGTTTTAGGAATATCTAAATTTGAAAAAATGATGAATATTTATCCTAAGGCAACTGATAATTTAAAAGATAGACAATTGAGAGTTTATATAAAATGGAATGCTACTCTTCCATATACTTGGAGGTGGCTAGAAGAATTTTTAATTACTTATTATCAAAATGTTGAGACTAAAGCTATTCCAATTTTATTTAATGATAAATATGAATTAGATATCAGGTTAGAAAAGCAAAAGGAATTTAATGATTTTGACTACAGTATATACAAAGAATTAAGACCTATGATTCCAGCTAACTTAGGATTAAGAGTAGTTAATGTAATTCCAACTAATTCTGAGAAAATTAATGTAATGAGTATGGTAATTTATAAAGCTAAAAAAGTTTTAAAAGAAAATAGTAGACTAACTAATCTAGTTGGAGAAAAAGTATTTAATAATACTTTAGTTTATAGATTAAAAAAGGAGGTTTAAATGGCTTTTAGAGGACTTACAAAAAGAGGTGCTGACTATTTAGCAACTAGGCTTGCAAATGAATTAGCTGTAGAATTTTTAAAAGTAGAAATAGGAGATGGTGCTGTAGTAAGTGGGCAAAATCCAAAAAATCAAACATCTCTTATTTCATATAAAAAAGATGTAAGAATTTTAAAAAAAGAACAAGAAAATAATGCTATTAATTTAACAATTCAGATAACTAATGATGATATAACTCAAGGGTTTTATCTAAAAGAGATAGGAATTTATGTAAATGACAATACTTCTAATGGTTGCTTGTATTGGTATTGTAATGAAGATAATGCTCAGTATATTCCAGCCAAAACTGATAGTGTGATAGCATTTGAAATAGATATTAGAATGGAAGTAACTAATTCTGATGCAACTATAATAAATTGGAGTGGAAAAAACACTTGGATTAATAAGGATTACCTTGAGGAAAATTATACCAAAAATGGTGGCTATAAAGGAACAGCTCAGGAAATAGATGATAGAGTTGTTGCAGCAGTAGGAAAAGAAGATGGAAAATTTCCACTAACTGAGGCAGTAAAGGGGAATGTTTACTATTTTCCAGGTAACAAAAAATTCTACATTTGTACAGAAGCACAAAGCAGAAGAGTAAGTGTTCCCGATGGGAATTTTGAAGAGCTATCAATATGGGAAAATCGTAAGAGATTGGAAAATCTGTTTAACTTNGTGATATATCTCCAAATATCAATAATTATATTCCATTTGATAATGGTTCAATTCTTGAGAGATTGGAAAATCTGTTTAACTTTAATCTAATTAAAACATCACAAAACAAAGGTTATAAGTTTTATGTAAAAAACTCTTATATGGGTAATTATATTGATATTTCTGATACTTTTTCTAGCATAGATTTTTGTTTATTATCTCCAGCCAGAGCAGAACTTACAGATGCAGAAGCTAGATTTATCAACTATCAAGGCTTCATTAATGGAAAAATACTAATTAATGCCTATTGGTTAAATGGTAATTCATTAGAAAAAAAGTATAGTGCTACTCCATCTGATACTTTACTGACCGCTAGTTGTGTTGCATTTGTTTACGGAAGTTTAAAATAAATATTTAAGTCAATTTATTAAAAACAGATATAGATATAAATTCACTATTAGGGTCAGCCACTAATTTCAAAATATTAGTATTAATATCTAAGTAAAATTTAATACCATTAAATAAAGTATAATTGACTATGTTTGTATTTGTAGAGTTATCTAAGACAACATAAAATGATACTCCTCCAGAAAATCTAATTTTAAAATAATAATCTAATATATTGTTATATCTTACATATTCAGGTAACTTTCCAGTTGTTCCAACAGGTACTGGCGAGCCTCCAGCGTACATTATTTGATGTCCATTTCTTTTTAGATTTTCCAATCTATACAGATTCACTTATGATGAAATAAGTATCCTAAATAAAATGAAAGGAGGAATAAAAATGAAAACAATAAATTTCTATAAAGATATAAAAAAAGTATATTCAGTATATGCCAATAGTTTAGATGATGTAAAAAATAATCCTTTAAGTTACTACCCAGAATATAGAGAAAATATGATAATAACAGAAGAAGAATTTCAATATCCTATTCAAGACGAAAACGGTCTTAGAGAAATGAAAAAAGAAGAAAAAATTAAAGCTGGGATAGAGGTAA